AAGAATTACTTCGAAGGCGCCGAGTTAGACAAGGATTTGCTTTATCTGGGCAATAAAGTTTACTCAAAAGATAGGTGCGTGTTCATCCCGTCATTCCTCAACGCCTTTATCACTGTTAGGCCGCCAAGAAACAACAACCTTCCGATTGGCGTATACCAAGTTAGCAACAGCCGGAAGTATCAATCAGAAATACAAGTTAATGGCGAAAGAAAATATCTAGGACTCTTTGAAGATCCGCATGAAGCTCACTCCGCTTGGTTTAATGAAAAGCTGAAGATGGCAATTTCCTACAAAGAGTTGTGCGATTCTCTGCACCCTGATTTGTATGGCGGACTCATAACAAAAATAGAAAGCATGCGAGTCTATCCGGATTAATAAATTAATAATTCTACATTTTCAGGGCCCTTGGGAATCACCCTCGACGCTTTGTTGGTAAATCAGCCCGACGGCCCTGACCTTCTCACACACAGCTTCCCGATCTTTCATCGGAGGCGGTAACTATGGCTAAGCGTATGCAAGACAAAGAGAGCATTGCCGGGATGTCCTGGCTGGTTCTGCTGATCATTGCTTGCTGGGGTGGACTTGTCCGCTACCTGATAGATGTGAAGCAGAGCAAGGCAACATGGAGCTTGATCAATGCTCTTGCCCAAATGGTGGTTTCAGGGTTTACCGGCGTTATTGCTGGCCTGGTGAGCATTGAAAGCGGACTGAGCATTTACATGATTCTGGCAACCGCGGGGATAAGCGGAGCGATGGGCTCCGTAGCGTTGACCTATTTCTGGGAACGCCTGACGGGGATTAAAGATGCAAATCAGTAATAACGGCATCGCGCTGATTAAGCGATTTGAGGGTTGTAGGTTAACCGCATACCCAGACCCTGGCACCGGTGGTGACCCCTGGACGATTGGTTACGGCTGGACGGGAAAAGTAGACGGTAAGCCTATCAGGCCCGGAATGAAGATTGACGATGTAACGGCGGATCGTCTGCTGCGCACTGGTGTGGTGAGCTTTGACCAGGCGGTAAGCAAGATGCTCAAAGTCTCCGTTACCCAGAACCAGTATGACGCGCTTGTGTCGCTGGCCTACAACATCGGTACGCGAGCGCTATCGACCTCAACGCTGATGAAGAAGCTGAATGCAGGTGATGTGAAAGGCGCAGCTGATGAGTTCCTTCGCTGGAACCGGTCAGGCGGAAAGGTAATGGCTGGGTTAACGAATCGCCGCAAGGCAGAGCGTGAGGTATTTCTCTCATGAAACTCGTTGATGACTGGAAAAGCGCATGGCGCTGGTTCTCCATGCATGCACTGGTGCTGGCCGGGATTATTCCCACCGTATGGGCAGAGCTATCACCAGACCTCAAGACCGCAATCCCGCCGGGAGCGATGGGCACCATTACAGCTGTGATTGCTGCCTGTGGCGTTGTGGGCCGCCTGGTTAGCCAGAGTAAGCCGCAATGACAGCCGAAGCCATTCTGGCGCTGGTTAAAAAGTTCTGGCTGCCGGCGCTTATGGTCGTGCTGGTTGGTGCGCTGGCTATCTCTGCCAGCCACTACAAAGACAAAGCCGAGCAGGAGAAGCAGCGAGCCGATGGCGCCGAGCAGCAGGTAAACGCTGCCCAGACAATCACCTCCAACGTTCTGACCACTATGACCATCTTCAACACCATCGTCGAGGCCAATCAGCATGCAAAAGAGCAGATCGCACTGGACGCATCGAGAGCCTCGGCTGATATCCGGGTTGCTGTTGCGAATGATGATTGCACTAATCGCCCTGTGCCTGCTGGCGCAGTTAAGCGGCTGCAGCAATTCGCGAACGGTCTACGTCAAGGTGCCGGTGGTCCCGTTACCGGCCAGCCTGACGGCTGACACCCCGCAACCGGAAATCCCTGACTACCTGACGTGGGGCCAGAGCCTGGATTTAAACGTCAGCCTGCTATCAGCTCTTGGGCAGTGCAACCGTGATAAGGCTGACATCAGGCAAGCAGAGAAAAAACGAGCCTCGCAATAGCGGGGCTTTTTAATGCGTATCGTACACGCTAACCATCGAGAGTATTTCAGTCGTGAGCCTGAGGAACGCCGTTAAAGGTGGCGACCTCTCTCGGGCGACGTTCCTGTACGACAGGCTCACATCTAAAGGAAAACAGCATGAAAGTTATCAAGTATTGGAAAGTTCAGCTTCTGCAGTTGTCTCAGCCTTCCAGTGTTCTAAGTGACCGTAAGCCAATCGAATCCTTGTTGTTTGAAGGCTACTCAAAAGATAAGCCGAATATCAACCTCGGAGCCGGGCTCAGCATCGAACTATTTACGGCGCCTGACACAGTGGAAACCCGTATCTTCCGTGACCACCTCATTGACGGCGTGTTATGCATCCCGGTGTATGAGAGAGATGAAGGTGACGATGAAACTGACGGGACTCAGGAAGAGCAGGCTAAACCACCCTCACGCGAAGCCATGATTGAATATATCAAGCAGGCTATCGGGGAAGGTTACCAGCCCAAAACCTGCGATGAGCTCATTAGCAACCATGATCTGATTTGGCTCTTGCATGACAAGATGCTCGATTATGAATATCGCGCTTGTTGGAACTGGCGTCAAAACCATCACTTATCCGACGTTAACAAGGCCCGCAGATCCTCCTTCGAAAACGTCGTGAAGCCGGTAATCAAATGGCTTAACGAAAACGCCAACCCTCATACATCAGTGAGCATCGATGCAACCAGTGCTCAACTGCTTACTGGTGAAATCGGCATTCACACGGAAGAGTTCATTAAGGACTGATCGGGCATTACAGAGCCACTTCCAGAGGTGGCTCGATAATGTCACAACGAGGTAAGCCATATGCGTACCACTGGAATTCTGACGGCAGAAATTACGTTTCGCCCATACATGAAGCCGCTGCTCATCCTTTCCGTGCTTTTGCACTGGGGCTGGCTCACTAAGAAGTGCATCCGGATTGTCCCTGTAATTGGCAAGCAGGCGTAATTATAAAGTTCTGCAAATGGTGCGTTAAAAGCGCCATTGACAGAGTTTTATATAAGTTTCACAACTTACCGATCAAAAAATTCCCCGGTAAGTATTCGAGCAACCCAGAGGAATATTCTGTATGGCGTCGAAAAAGCTTACAGCTGATCAGCAGCAGCTTTTCGATGCTCTGACTCCGCTGCAAAAAAGGTTCGCACTTGCAATCATCAAAGGGAAGAACCAGACGGACGCCTATAAGGCTGCGAAGGGGAAGGCTAAGACGCCAGAAGCCATTCGCAACTCGGCGAGTCAGATCTTTACAAATCTTGGTGTGCAAGCCTTTCTCAAATCAGTGCAGGGCGAGATTGTCGACGAGGCAATCATGACCCGAGAGGAGGCGTTAAAGCGCCTTTCTAAGATGGGTCGAACATCCATCGCCGATATAGCCGAGTTCAGCAACAGTGTCGTTGGCGAAGATGACGATGGCAATCCTGTGTTCCAGGCCGTGTGGAGCTTTAAAGATTCCGCTCTTCAGGACCCTGACGCAATGAGTGCAATCTCTGAGCTAACTACGGGAAAGGACGGCATCAAGCTGAAGATGCACGACCCCAAAGCGGCAATTAAGCAGCTTGCCGAAATGCAGGGTTGGGACGCTCCGAAGAAAACCGAGCTGACCGGTAAAGACGGCGGCCCACTGAATCAGGTGACGTACACCGCTGAAGACTATGCGAAGGCCCAGCAGAAGCTGGAGGGAAGGTTAGAAGGGCTGGACTGATATGAGCGGAATTATCGAATGGGATGACCTGTCATTCCCGGAGCGCGTGATCATCCGTTCAAAGTCTACGAAGTCATTCCTGAACTTCACCCGGATATGGTTCGAGCTGATTCAGGGTGATCGGCTGCTGGTTAACTGGCATCACCGCCTGATGGCTTCAAAAATTGATGATCTGCTCGCCGGGCGTCTTGTTCCGCGAAACCTGATTATCAACATCCCTCCCGGCGGTACGAAAACTGAGTTCTTCTCCATCCACTTCCCGGCTTATGTTAACGCCCTGGTGCAGGAGAAGCGGCTTAAACGCTTTCGCAACCTGAATATCTCTTTTGCTGACACGCTGGTAAAGCGTAACAGCCGGCGCACCCGCGACATTATCGCCAGCCGTGAATATCAGGAGTTCTGGCCCTGCTCGTTTGGTGTCAACCAGGCAGAAGAGTGGGAGATAAAGGACGAGCGAGGGCGCTCTATAGGGCAGACGGTATCGCGCTCAAGCAACGGGCAGATCACCGGTGGTCGTGGTGGCTACTACGGACCAGAGTTCTCCGGCATGGTGATGCTGGACGACTACAACAAGCCGGTGGACATGCTCAGCGAGTCCCGACGCAAAAGCGCGAATACGCTGCTGGTAAACACCATTCGATCACGCCGCGGCGATAAGTCGAAAGAGCACCCGACTCCGTTTGTGAGCATTCAGCAGCGCCTGCACACCGACGATGCAACGGGCTTCATGCTTTCCGGCGGAATGGGCGTGCCGTTTCACCATGTCGCCATACCAGCCATGATCGACGAGAAGTACATCCAGTCGCTCGATGAGCCATGGCGTTCGCTTTGCTGGGAAACGGTCAAAGATACCGATTCTGTGGTCGTTGGTGGCGTTCGCTACTGGTCCTACTGGCCGCAGATGGAAGACGTTAACGACCTCCTGCAGCTGTGGGAAAAGGATCGCTATACCTTCCTGTCGCAATACCAGCAAAACCCGATGGCGCTGACTGGCGGAATCATCGACACCAGCTGGTTCAGAACGTACACCACCCTTCCGAAGCTTACGCACCGCGCCGTGTACGTCGATACGAACAGCGGGAAGGTAGAGGACTGGCTGGATTACACCGTGTTTACGCTGGCTGGCATGGGCGTGGACGGGAATCTGTACATCATCGACGTCGTTCGCGGCCGGTGGGACCCGGAAGACCTCCTGAAGAAAGCGGAAGAGGTTTGGGAAAAATGGCGCCTGTCTGGCTCCATGCGGGTTATGCCGCTCCGCCACATGGCCATTGAAGAGAAGCAAGCCGGACAGGGCCTCATCACCACGCTGAAAAAACGTAGCCAGACGCCCGGTCAACTCGCCATCCCGGTGAGGGAAATTCCGCGCGGTACCGGGCAGAACAAGCTCGTTCGCTGCCTTAACGTCATCCCCCAAATCAAAACCGGGAAAGTGTTCGTCCCCGCGACGCACACCGACGACGGACAGAAGCTTTCCAGCATCTTCTACGAGGACGGCACGATCGCAGGCTCAACGGAGTGGGTTCTGACGGCGATGACGGAATGCGCTGCTTTCTCCGCTGATGACAGTCACGACAACGACGACATCCTCGATACCTGGATGGACGCAATCGACGACAACCTGATTTCCGGCCCGCAGCCGATGGTTATCGACCCGAATCAACTCAGGAGAATTTAAGTGTGGTGGTTTAAAAAGAAAGAAGTCGCCGCGCCTGAGCCGGCAAAAGAACCTGAAGCGCCGAAGGTCGGGATCAGGCCAGAGGCCGTGGCCGAAGTCCATGCATTACCGAAAAGAGAGTTTCAGCGCTACGAGCCGCCGAAAGGGGTGATCCCCGAGGCTATCAAAAGCGCCATTCTGGCAATGGACTCCACGCCTTACGATGCTCTCAATGCTGCATATGGCGGTTACGGCTACGGCGACTTTGATAGCTTCCCCGGCTACCCGTACCTGGCCACGCTGGCGCAGAAGCCTGAATATCGCAAGATGGTTGGCACCATTGCAGAGGAAATGACCCGCAAATGGATAAAGCTAAAAACTGTCGGCGATGAAGATAAGGCGGATCGGGTAAGACAGCTCGAAGAGGCCATGAAGCGGTTTAAGGTGCGCGAGCGCTTTAAAGAAGCCGCAGAACACGATGGCTACTTTGGCGGCGGCCAGATTTACATCGACGTTCGTTCTCCACGGGGCATCTCCGCATGGATGGACGACAACGAGTTGCAATCGAAGCTCTTCATGAGCGACAAGAAGATCACGAAAGGCAGCCTGCAGGGGTTCAGGGTCATCGAGCCTATCTGGACCTATCCGGGGATTTATAACTCCGACAACCCGCTGAGCCCGGATTTCTACAAGCCGACGCAGTGGTTTGTCATGGGCCGGACCGTACATGCAAGCCGGATGATTGATTTCGTCTCGCGGCAGGTACCTGATCTGCTGAAGGCATCGTATAACTTCCGCGGACTGTCTCTCTCGCAGATTGCCGAGCCATACGTCAATAACTGGCTTCGCACCCGCGACAGCGTCAGCGACATGATTCACTCGTTCTCTGTTCCGGTAATCGGAACAAATATGAGCACGATTCTGCAGGGTGGGGCGGCAGATGGCCTTCTGGCAAGGCTTGATGTCTTCAACCGATGCCGTGATAACCGTGGCGCATTCGCAAAAGACAACAACCCTACCCAGCCAGAAACGGTTGAGTTCGTTAACGCCCCGCTCAACGGCCTTGATGCCCTGCAGGCACAGTCGCAAGAGCACATGTCTGCGGTTTCGAGCATCCCGCTCGTCAAGCTGCTGGGCATTACTCCAAATGGCCTTAACGCAACGTCTGACGGCGAAATCCGCGTTTTCTACGACTACATTCACGCCCTGCAGCAGTCTGTTTTTAAAGACAACCTGAAGCGCGTGATGGACATCATTCAGCTCTCTGAGTTCGGCGACATTGACGATGGCATAACCTTCGACTTTGAGCCGCTGTACGAAATGAGTGCTAAAGAGCGGGCTGAAATTCGCAAAGTAGACGCTGACACGGACGCTGTCTATGTGGCCGCCGGCGTGCTCTCTAACAACGAAGTCCGTGAAAAAATCGCCGGTGACCCGGACTCGCCCTATCACTCTCTGGACCTGAATGATGACCTCGAAATCGAAGACGACTACGACGAAGAGGAAGAAACAGACCCTGACGATAAGGGCGGTTCATCCTAACGCTGGCGTCGAAGCATGGTACCGCCGACAGCTTGATAAGCAGGTGCAGGAAATGCAGGCATCTGTTGTCTACTGGCTGTCGGCAAACTATCGGGCCAGCGGCGCGGCTGTCGCCATGGATGCTTCACCTGCAGTGATGATGCGTAATGCCATGCAGAAACTGGCTAAGCGCTGGACGCGGCGGTTTGATGACATGGCGCAAAAGCTGGCCGACAGGTTCGCTAACGACGCCATGAAAAACGCGGATGCTTCACTGGCCACAGCCTTCAAAGATGCGGGGTTTACTGTCGAGTTCAAGATGACCTCGCAGATGAATAACGCTCTTCAGGCGACCATCGCCGAGAATGTCGGCCTTATCCGATCCATCCCCGAGAAGTATTTCACCGAGGTGGAAGGGCTGGTTATGCGGTCGGTAGCGCGTGGGCGCGACTTGTCCTATCTCACCGATGAACTCCAGAAGCGATACGGGATTACCCGGCGCCGTGCGGCGTTCATTGCCCGAGATCAGAACAACAAGGCTACCTCAGTCGTTCAGTCTGCGCGACAGCAGGCGCTAGGCATTACCCAGGGTATATGGAAGCACTCCCATGCAGGTAAGAAGCCTCGCCAGTCCCATGTAAAAGCTAATGGCAAGCTTTTCGACCTCTCGGAAGGAATGCTCATTGATGACGAGCACATCATGCCAGGCGAGTTACCAAATTGTCGTTGCACCTGGGAGGCAGTCATTCCAGGTCTGAAAACATAGAGGCTCAACCATGAAGAAGCACGCGCGTGAATTTAATTACGGATATGGCGTCAGCAAGATCGTTTCTGTAGAACTGTCCTCCACTAACGCTGCGGTAGGATTGTCCGCTGATGGTGGTGAAACAATGCTGGTGTGGATGGATATCAAGTCATTTTTCGACCTCAAGCCCGCCCCTGGAAAGTGGCTGGTAGATGGTTACGGCGGTGAGCGTTTCGTTGTCGATGATGCCGGACTATCAAAATTGGGCGAAGAAGTGCTCGATGAAGAGGGTTGACCAGAAAAGTAAGAATGACATCAGGTCGCCAGGGCGGCCTTTTTTATTGCCAGAAGCCAGAGAACAAACATGAACCCCACAGAGTGCTTAGCTTTCGATCGCGCCTCTGTGCGCACCATCGACGCAAATGGCCGCCTTCAGATTTCACGAACGAATATCAGCAAGGCAAACGTCAACGCCTACTACGGACGAGAGATACCAAGAAGCGAAGAGCTTGGGCTCGATCCCAACAAACTTTACCGGCTTTGGCGTCACCCGGACGAGCTCCGGAAAGCAGCCAAAACCTTCAATAACATCCCCGTGCTCAGCAAGCACATCCCCGATTTTCCCAACGATCCGCCCAATGAATTTCGTGTTGGCGTGACGCACTCCAATGCGGAGTTTGACGGCACGTATCTCACGGTTGGTATGTCGATCTGGGATAACAGCGCGATTGCTGGAATTGAGAGCGGAGAGCAGCGAGAGCTATCTGCATCGTACAAGTACGTTGCAGACATGACCCCGGGTGTCACTCCTGACGGCGAGCCTTATGACGGCGTTATGCGTGACATTTTCGGAAACCACGAAGCGCTGGTCCCTGACGGCCGCGCAGGGCCAGATGTACTGGTCGCAGATTCATTACCACCGGAGCTTAACCACATGCGTAAACATAAGGCAGAGGCGATCCGCGCCACCCTTAAGCCACTTCTGGCGCAGGATGCAGATCTGGAGGCAGAAGTCCGCAAAGCTCTTCTGGCTCTTGATGAGGCCGAAAAGAAAGACGAAGAAGAAAACAAAACCGCCGACGACGAAGACGACGACGAGAAGGATAAGAAAAAAACGGCGGACGATGAGGACGACGACGAAGACAAGGACAAGAAGAAAACCGCCGAAGATGAAGACGATGAAGAAGACGACAAAGTCTCCAAAACGGCGATGGACTCTGCGATTCGTCTGGCAGCCGACAGCGCAACTAAAAAGGCTGCGGAAAACTTCCGGAAAATCCGTGAAGCCGAGCAGGTTGTCCGCCCGCTGATCGGCGACGTCGTTGCCATGGACTCAGCCGAAGATGTCTATCGCACCGCTCTTGAACAGAGCGGTGTGGATATCGCCGGCGTTCACCCGTCCGCTTATCCGGCGATGGTCAAAATGGCGATCAGCCAGAAAGAAAATTCACGCCCTGTCATTGCGCAGGATTCCGCTTCCGTCAGTGAGTTCGAAAAAGCATACCCGACCGCTGGCAAACTGAAACGAGGTTAACATGGCAGGTTTTCAGACACGAATTAACCAGTATCCGGCCCCCGGCGTCGAAGGGGCCTTTGCTGGCACCAACCCTCACGCGACCTATCAGGCCGGCGAGGGCGCTCTGGTTGCTGGCGAGGACGGCCTGACTGTCGGCCGTTTCGCCTGGGACATTGACGGTGTGGCTTCCAATGCCGGTAGCGGTGTTCCGTCTGGCTTTGTCCATCGTGACGGTCAGGCCTCGATCACCGTTTGGCTGGGTCAGGCATCCATGCTTATCCAGCCCGGCCGCGAAGTGACCCTGATGGTAGCCGGTGACTTCTGGGCCAAAACGTCAACCGCTGCCACCCGCGGGCAGAAGGTTTTTGCATCCCTGACCACCGGTGAGGTGCAAGTCGCCGCAGCCGGCGCAACCGTGTCCGGTTTTATCGAGACCGCATTCTATGCCGCAAGCGATTGTGACGCTGGCGAGCTGGTCAAAATCAGCACCTGGAGCAAGTAATGAACGAATTTCAGCGACACTACGCCGCAGCCAGCGGGAAATATGGCATTGTGCTGCCCGGCGCGAAGGACTACCTGAAGCCGGAGTTTGCGGAGAATTTCGCGCTGGCGATGGATGCCCAGCCGCAAATGGTTACTGCGAATAACGCCGGTATCCCGGCCTACTTCACGAACTACGTCGATCCGGAACTTATCCGCGTTCTCGTAACGCCGATGAAGGCCGCAGAGATTATCGGTGAAGTGAAAAAAGGCGACTGGACGACGCTGACCTCGCAGTTTCCGATCGTCGAGTCGACTGGCGAAACCAGCGCTTACGGCGACTTCAACAACAACGGCATGACGTCCGCCAACGTCAACTGGGTACCGCGCCAGTCGTTCCATTATCAGACTCACACCCGCTGGGGTGAGCGCGAGCTGGACATGTACGGCGCCGGGCGTATCGGCTATGCCGCCGAGCTCAACGTGGCCTCTGCACTTGTGCTGAACAAGTTCCAGAACAAGTCCTACTTCTATGGTATCGACGGACTGGAAAACTACGGTCTGCTCAACGATCCGTCTCTGAGTGCTCCGGTGACGCCGGCGGCAACTGGTTCTGGTGGTGGCGTTACCTGGGCATCGAAAGACGGGCAAGCCGTATATGACGACATCTCCGGTCGCCTCTATAAGCAGCTGGTCTCTCAGACCAAGGGCCTTGTAGAGCGAACCGATCGCATGGTGCTCGGTATGTCTCCGGAAATGGAAGTCAACCTGACCAAGACGAACCAGTACAACGTGAACGTCACCGATCAGCTGAAGAAAAACTTCCCGAACATGCGTATCGAAACCGCTGTTGAATACAGCACCGACGCAGGCGAGCTTGTGCAGCTGATTGTTGAGCGTCTGGGTGAGCAGGACACCGCTTACGCAGCGTTCACCGAGAAGATGCGCGCCCACGCTGTCGTGGTGGAAGAGTCTTCCTGGCGGCAGAAAAAATCCGGTGGCACCTGGGGTGCAATCATTCGTCAACCGCTGGGCATTGCCAGCATGATCGGGGTGTAACATGGCCGAAACAGTAACAGTAGGATGCAAACTGCCGAACGGCCTGATCCTGGAGCAGGGCGGGTACAAAGTGGAGCTTAACGGCTCCAACTCCTCTCTCGTTTTCGGCGGCTATGGCCTGACCGAAAACGTGGACAAGGAAGCCTTTGAGGCGTGGCTGGCAGTACATGCTGATCAGCCATACGTTCGCAAAGAGCTGGTATTTGCCCAGGCGAAAACCAACAGCGCCCAGGCGAAAGCGAATGAAAACGCTTCGGAGAAAACCGGTCTGGAAGGTCTGGATCAGAACAACCCGGCCCCGGGCGTTGAGAAGGCGGACAAAAAATAATGGCGATCGTTGTCTTTCATGTTGCCGCATTTCGTGAGCGTTATCCGGAGTTCGATGCCGTAAGTGAAACGCTGCTTAATGCGTACTTCACGGAGGCAACGATTTACCTTGATAACACGGACCGCAGCCTGGTAAAAGATATCTCTATCCGGGCTCTTTTCCTGAACATGCTGGTTGCGCACATTGCGGCGCTGAATTCAGGCGTAAACGGCGAAAAGGCTTCTGGTCTGGTTGGCCGTGTGGCAAGCGCATCGGAGGGGTCAGTGTCAGTATCAGCTGACGCAGGGCCCTCAAGCGAAAGCTCCTGGTGGTATAAGCAGACTACTTACGGGTCAGCTTACTGGGAGGCCACAAAGCCTTACAGGACCGGTTTTTATGTCCCTGGCTCATCCCCTTCAATGTACCCGGGCCATTATAATCGTCGTTCATTCATCCGGAGGTAGCTATGGATGGAATGTCAGGCGGCGATAAGCTGATGGAGCACCTGCAGTCTGTCGCAAAGGGTCTGTCCTCTGGCGATGATTTGAAGGTGGGGTTCCTTGAGGGGGCTAAGTACCCCGACGGGACGCCGGTAGCACTTGTGGCGGCTACTAACGAATTTGGCGGCACTGTAAAAATCCCGGCGCATACCCGGGATTTGAACTTTTACGTTCGACGTGACGGCGTTTCGCGCTTCGCAAAGCCATCAAAGGCCAATTTCGCGCAGTCAGTAATGATACCCGAGCATATCGTTACGATCCCATCCAGGCCGTACTTCAGGAAGACCATTTCTGAACATGGTCCGGAGTGGGGCGGAGAGCTCGGGAAACTCATGAAGGCAAACGATTTTGACGCCCGCAAAAGCCTGGCATTGATGGGTGAGCGGATCAAGGGGCAGATTCAGTCGTCAATCATCGCTTTTTCTGAGCCGCCGAACGCAAAAAGCACGGTCGACAAAAAAGGGTTTAATGACCCGTTAATCGACTCGGCCCACATGCTGAACTCGGTCGACTACGAGGTGAAAGAGTGAATCTTCATTCCATAGTGCGAAACGCCATTAGCGCGGTTAATCCTCGCGTCGAGGCGCAGATTTACCGCTCGATCGGACCAATCAAAAACCCGGATTACTCGACCTCTCCAGGTTTTGCGCCGCCGGTAACGATGATGGTGCAAAAGCAGGCGCTGAGTCAGGCTGATATCAGGCACATGGATAACATGAACATCCAGGGTGTGCTGGTCAGTATCTGGACGGATGGCAACTGGTGCGGGATTAACAGGGATCGGCAGCAGGGCGGCGATAAGTTCGTTATCGGCAATGAAACGTGGCTGGTCGTGGATGTGCCTGAAAACTGGCCGGACTGGACGAGGGTTATCGCATGTCAACAATTGACGTAGGCCTGCAGGTCACTGAAAAAGATCTGTTTAAGGCGACTGGCGATTTCCTTTCTGTCCTCTTCCCGGACGCAGAGATCACGCAGACTCAGCAAAATCAGACCGCCATGCCGAAAGGCGGTTTCATTACTCTGACGCCGCTTTTTCTGACTGACCTCTCAACCAGTGCTGTCAATTACGAGTATGACGGCGTTAGCGATTACGGGCGGGCAGAACTTCGCCGCGTTGATGAATGGCAATGTCAGCTCGATTTCTACGGGGATCAGGCGCAAAACAATGCCACCATCTTTTCGCGCATCGCACGCTCTGAATTCGCATGCACCTGGTTCAGGGAAAATGCGAATGTCCTGGTGCCGCTTTATTCCGGCCCCCCGCGGCAAACATCGATGATCAACGGCGAGAAACAGTGGGAATCCCGCTGGACGCTTGAATTCCACGCAAACCCGCTGATTGTCGTCAGCGTTCCTCAGCAGTTTATGACAGGCGCAGATGTGATATCGCAGCCGGTCGACGTGAGATTTCCTCCGGAGAAATAATAAATGGCAATTTCGCTATCAAAAATCGCCCAGATGCTTCCCGGCGTACTGAAGGCGACAGGGACGGCTATTGATCTCAATGGCCTGTTCCTGACCGACAGCGCATACGCGCCGGTTGGTGCAGTACCCTCATTTGCCAGTGCGGATGAGGTAAAGGCGTACTTCGGCAGCGCGTCGATTGAGTACACCGCCGCGGTGCTGTATTTCGCCGCCTTCAACGGCAAAACGCAGATGCCCGGCAAGCTGTATTTTAGCCGATTCAATACTGCGGCAGTGGCTGCATTCCTTCGTTCCGGATCGCATGCCGCGACCACGCTGGCACAGCTCAAGTTGCTGAGCGGCACGCTGACTCTGACCGTCGACGGTACGGAGGAGACTTCAGCGGCTATCAACCTCAGCGGCGCGACCAGTTTTGATAACGCGGCAGAGCTGATTGAAACCGGCATTGGCTCCTCGGTTGTGGTGACCTGGGATAGCGTGCTGAAGAAATTCATCATCACCTCTGCCACCACCGGCTCAGAGAGTTCGATCACCTTCGCCGATGACGGCACACTGGCCGCTGGCCTAAAACTGACCGAAGCGACTGGCGCGGTAATTTCCCAGGGCGCTGCGCCGGCAGTGGTTGACGATATCTTTACTGCCATTCTGGCCAAAGAGCAGGACTGGGTAACATTCTCCACGACGTTCGCTGTCACCAAAGACCAGGCTAATGCGTTTGCGCTCTGGACAAACAGCCAGAACCACCGCTTTGCCTATGTCCCATGGGACGCATCAGGAACGGCAATCGTGGCGGGCAGCTCGAATGCACTGGTGTACGACATCATCAACACCTACGCCTATAACGACACCTGCCCGGTGTATGGTTATCCGAACCACGCAGCAAACGCTATGGGGTTTGTGGCTGCGCTGAACTTCACGCAGGCCAATGGGCGCTGTTCGCTGAATGGTCGTCAGGTGTCCGGCCTGCTGCCGATGATCAGCAACGATACTGATTACGAGGCGGCTAAGGCCAACGGCTATAACTTCTACGGCAACTATGCCTCGAATGCGGTCGAAACCAACCAGTGGGCGCCTGGCTCTATTACCGGTGATTATGCGTGGCTTGACGCCTGGGCTGGTCAGGTATGGGTAAATGCTCAGCTTCAGGCGGCTCTCGTTGCGCTGTTCCAGCAGGCGAGCAATCTGCCTTACGCAGCAGCCGGGAAAGCTCGTATTGAGTCGTGCATGAAGCCGACCATTGAGCAATTCAGGGCATGGGGTGGCATGACGGCGGGAACCGATCTTGACCAGTCGCAGATCGACCAGATTAACGCCATCGCTGGCGTCGATGTTACGGATTCGCTTCTGGCTGAAGGGTATTACGTCTATATCGGCCCGTTCACCCCGGCAATGCGCGCCGCGCGTACCAAGCCAACGGTTTACTTCTGGTACACCGACGGCGGGATCATCCAGGGTATCACCGTTAACAGCGTGGAGGTGCAGTAATGGCCGGTCAAAATATTACGTCGGCAGACGCCATCATTGAGCTGGTAATCGCTGAACTCTACCCATCCGGGTTTAACCTGGAGCAGTTCGAAGCGCAAAACATCTTCGAAATGGGTGATACCGACACGGCAGAGTACCAGCGTACTGCTGACGGTAAACTGCTGGGTGGTTTTATTTATGGTGATCTGCCGTGGACATTCCATCTGGCGGCATCATCCCCGTCGATTAAGTACATCGACAACTGGCAAACCACGCAGATGACCACGCGGTCTGTGCTGCGTGTCAATGGTACGGTGATCCTGCCGTCGCTGGGTAAAAAGTACATTATGACCAACGGTATCCTGCAGCGCGCGCGCCGTATGCCGTCTGCCGGCCGTGTGCTTCAGCCGGTAACTGGGCTTATCCAGTGGGAAACTGTCACCCCGGCAGACTACTCAGCGTAAACAATCAGCCCGGCCAAGTCCGGGCTTTTTTATACCAGAAATAAACCTCCTGCGCGTCGCAGCGCATTTAACTCCCGAGTCTTTCAGAAAGCTGAGCCTGAGAAATGCCGTATAGGTGCGGACCTTCTCGGGGCGGTATTTCTGTGCGAACAGGCTCATCTTTCTAAAGGAAATACCGCAATGTCATACCCAACAGTTATTAACGGACTTGATTTCCGTGACCTCATTTTTGTTGCTGACAACGACCCGGTAACTGACTCGTTTATGGTGGCGAAGGCATTTGGAAAGTTGCCTAAAAACGTAATTCGCGACATTGAGCGAACTATCGAGGCCTGCCCGCCGGAGTTCGATACAAAACTCAATTTTGAGCTTTGCTATAAAAACAATGAGTTGCAGAACGGTAAGCCGCAGAAGTTCTATCGACTCCGCAAAGATGGATTGATGCTTCTGGTTATGTCCTACACCAAAAAAGAGGCGATGCGTATCAAGATCGCCTACATCAACGCCTTCAACTGGATGTACGCGATGCTTCAGGTTGGGCGGCGCCAGTTTGAAGAAGAGCGTAACGCCGTCATGCTGGAGTTCCTGAAAGAGAAGGATGTTGCCAGTATGTCTGGTCGCCTGTTACGCCGGTGGGGGGAAAGAGAAGAAGCCCCAGCTACTTTCACGCATTGAGCAACTGGACAAGCAAGGCCAGTTGGCATTGCCCGGTTTTCCTGGTGCGCTTACCGAATCATGAAACTCACAATTAGTGGTTTTTGTATGGCCCGCCACGGTGGGCTTTTTTATTGCCAAAAAACTCATTCAGGAAACAAAAATGGCTCGTAAAAGCATCGTATTTACGGTTGAAGCAGATAACCGTGACAAGGGTAAGCAGTTCAAAATCACCGAAATGCCGGCGAGAAAGGCCGAAGAGTGGGCGATCCGCCTGGCGTGCGCCGTGATTGGCGCCGGCGTTACCGTTCCCGACAATATGATGATGGCCATCCGTGCTGCGGTGGCGCCGGCCCCAGCCGAGGATAACGCAGAAGCTCGCGAGCTGTACGAAAGCGTGATGTCCAGCGGCATGGCAGGTCTCGCTCAGTGGGGTATCACTTCACTGGCTAAAGTTCCGTTCGCACAGTCAAAGCCTCTGCTTGATGAGTTGCTTGGCTGCGTGAAATTCCTCGGCGGTAACGGTATCGAAACAGCGCTTGTTGACGAAGGGCAGATCGAAGAAATTAGCACCTGGTCACGCCTGAAAATCGAAGCCTTCAAACTCCATATCGCTTTTGTAGCAGCCACCGCAAGTTAGAAATCCCATTATCCGTCCCGGAAGATTCAGATCGCGGCTTCATACAGTATGCGAATGTACCGCGCACCATCGCCGCGGTGATCTCCGGGAAAATGGCGACACTCCACGAACTGGACACCGTATACAGCGTCCAGGATATGTGGTGGCTGATTGAAATAATGACCGTGGATAATACCAACAGAGCCATAGCAGCGGAGAGTGATCATGGCAGCAACGGTAATTGATGCCCTCCTGGTTACGCTGGGCCTTGATACTTCTCAGTTCCGCAAAGGCCAGCAGGAAGTCAGTGACGACCTGAAAAAGCAGCGCGAAGATGCCAAAAATACCGCTAAGGAAATGGCGGAGCAGGGCAAGAAAGCCGCTTCGTTCTTCAGCAGCATAAAGACTGAATTGCTGGCACTGACTGGCGTTACTGTCACTGCCGGCGGCCTGATGAGCTTTGTGAAAAGCACCACTTCCGGCCTGATGGATTTGTCGATCCAGTCGAAAGCGCTGGGGCTATCGGCCCGTGAGCTTGACGGTTGGTCAAAGTCAGCAGAGGCAGCGGGGAGTTCAGCTGAGAAGATAAGCGCTTCTCTGCAGGGATTTCAGGGCGCCATACAGGGTGCCAGGGTCGGCGATTACAGTAGCTCTATTTTTGGTGGTCTGGCGCAATTAAATGCGCTGACAGGCCAGAATTTTGACGTGTGGGGACAGGACGCCAGTTCTCTGGCCAAAACATCCCTTGATGCGCTACGGAAAATCAGCGATCCAAACCTTCGCCGGCAGGTCGGGTTAAGTCTTGGATTTGATGATGCAACCTTGCAGCGTAATCAGGAAGGGAAATTCCTGCCTGACGTTGATCGCCTGACCAAAAGCTCCGGCATCACAGACGCCTCAACCAAAGGCGCAAAGGAATTTACAGCTGCATGGGCGGAGCTGGGCCAAAATCTCGACACGGTAAAAAACCAGATTTACGTGGGCTTGATACCAACCATTCGCGATCTGAATGGTCTCCTCATAGAGTGGTCGTCTGGTAACGCAAAATCCTCTTCATTCTTCAAAGAGCTGAAGCGGGACATTAACGACATTACTGGTATTGACCTTGGTAGTTGGACGCTATCAGGCGATCTGCGCAACCTCAAAGATAACTTTTCCATGCTCGGAAAAGTGCTCAATCACCTGGGTAACGCTTTAAACGAGCTCAATAACGGCAACTTCTCCAAGGCTGCCGATGAGTTTAAAAAGGCGTGGTACGGCACTGAAGACGGAAAGCCTACCGGTAATGATGCGCTGCCCGGGGTTACCAAGGCAGCCGAGCAGGCGCTGAAGAAAAACGGCGGCACGCTGGATTTTAAACCTGATCAGGACTCTGCGTATCTAAGCCCGCAGCAGCAGGCAACGCAGAAAATGCTGGATGCAGTTAAGTTTCAGCCGCTTCCTGAACAGCGCAGGCAGCAGCAGGATGAGAGAGACTACTGGGAAAGCACCAAAAATCTCCTTTCAAAAATCGCTGACGCCCTGATCTCTCCAGCTGGCGCGGCAACAATGCAGCCAGATACCTCGGGATACCAGCCAAATGTCCCGCTTAACGCGCAGGCCGCTCGCCTTGGCGCCAAAGGAAAGGCATTTCTTCAGGCGATGGCTGGCGAATTCGGGGCGCTGGAAGGTAAATATGGACTCCCCGCCGGGCTGCTGTCTTCGGTGGCTGGCACTGAATCAGGTGGCGACCCGTTCGCAGTATCCCCCAAAGGGGCGAAAGGCCCATTCCAGTTTATGGATGGAACTGCCAGAGACTTGGGTTTGAAAGGGATGGACGTTTATGACCCCCACAAGTCAGCTGATGCCGCTGCAAGATACCTGCGCTATCTGCTGGATGCTACTGGTGGCGATCTGGAAAAAGCTCTTGCCTCCTATAACTGGGGGCTCGGAAACGTCCAGAAGAAAGGCATGGATAACCTGCCGTCGGAAACTCGCAATTACGTCCCTAAAGTCATGGCCGGAATGCGTCCCGGCGCCGGGATGGCCGTAGACCGCGCGATGCCCGGGCAGTCCGGTGCGACTTATCAGTTTTATGGCACCAAAATCACCACCCAGGCCCAGAACGTGGAACAGCTTACCAGCGACATCAAAAAGCACGGCGACAACCGTGTCATGCTTTTGGCTGGCTACTCAGGACAATAACTCATGTCGTTTTCTCTGAATGTCTCTACAGTGCTATCCGCCATTCAGGGAGGAAGCCTGTTATCCGTCCTTAACAGCGCCCTGTCGCCAACTTACCGGATCACCTATAACACCGTTGACGAGTCGCTTTTGACGGCTGCAGCCGGTCAGGAGGTTTTCTCTCCGTCTGGCTGGGTTAGCGTTGATCGCTACGGTGATGCGGCGGTGACTAAGGGTCCGGTGGAAAAGGGCAGGTACACGTCCTACAACAAAGTGAAACAGCCGTCTGAACTGAGGATCATTTTTGCCCTTGAGGGGTGGACGGCTTTTTCTGGTTCACTTCCTAACCTGACCAATTTCTCTTTGCTGAGCCGGAACAATTTCATTCAGAAACTGGATGAGATGAAAAACACGGCCAGCACCTACAACATCGAGACACCGGACACGGTGTATTACAGCTACGATCTTACCCACTTCGATTACTTTGTGGGTTCGTATCGCGGGCAGACGTTGTTGATGGCGAACTGCACTTTCGAGGAGATCATGGACGGCGGGGAAGTCATGCTTTCAAATGCTGTTATTGAAGGGCCGCCGACCAACAACGCAAAAACCAACAATGGCGCCGCAGCATCAACGCAGGTGATCACCGGGGCAACGAAAGAGGTGACATTGAGCGATGTTAAGAATGCCTGGTCAAGTGCAGACACAACCTTATCAGACTCTCTACAGACGACCGGGGCTGCGATTGTGTCCAACGTTAACTCGGCGGCCGAGTCGGTCTCTAAGGCGTGGGACAGCTCTTCTACTGCAGTTTCTAAGCAGATAAAAAGCACCGTCTCCGACTTTCTGGAAAAGGTGATGTGACATGCAGGAAATTAGCTTATCACCGTCACTATCTCAAAAGGTCTATGTCACGCTTGGCGGCCAGAACTGCGCGATCAAGTTACATCAGCGTTCAACCGGGTTTTACGCCGATCTGTATGTCGATGACAAGCCGATATTTCAGGGTGTTCTCTGCCTGAACTGCGTTTACCTGGTTCGGTATAAATATCTGGGGTTCAGTGGCGATCTGGTTTTCGTTGACTCAAAAGGTACAGCCGATCCTTATTACGACGAAATCGGCACCAGATTCAAGCTGTATTATGCGACGAGCAGTGAGGTCGGCAGATGAGTTACAAGGAGAGAGAACTTACCGTATCGTTCACGCTGGCCAACGGTACGTTTGACGGTGGCATTGGTAACACGCTGACGGTTAAAGGCTTCAAGTGTGAAGCTGCTATATCTGCCTTTGGCGGCGCTACAGGCACAATGATGGAGCTAAGCCTGTGGGGCCTGTCGCTGGAGAACATGGCCAAGCTGACGACCAACGCGCAAAAAATAATCGCCGCCGAGCAAAATGCTATCGTCGTTTATGCTGGCGACACCCGTGTTTTTTCCGGGTCAATAACATCAGCCAGGATTAACCTGAACCAGATGCCGGATGCGCCGATTGAGATAACCGCGGCGGCCGCCGGCAGGGAGCGCCTGATCCCCTGTGAGCCCACATCCATTCGCGGCGATGCGGATGTGGCTGATATGATTCGCGCTCTTGCCTTTAAAGTTGGCCTGAAATTCATCAATGTCGACGTCAAAAGCACCGAGCGCAACCCGGTATACAAAGGCAATGCTATAAAGCAGATCATTGAAATAGCAGCTGCGCATAAAATAACGGTAAATATTGATTTTGGCACCGTCACTATTTACACCGGGAAGAAACCCTCTGACTCTGTCGTTCCATATGTTTCTCCATCAACAGGGCTTATTGGGTATCCGATTTTTTATGACATGGGGATTAACTTTCGCTGCATTTACTCTCCATCTCTGAAACTGAATACCAAAATCATCCTTGAGACTGACCTGCCGCACGCAAGCGGGGAGTGGATTATTCAGGCAGGAACTACTCATTATCTTTCCTGTAAAGTTCCCGGTGGCCTGTGGGAAACGTTCGTTGTGGCCGCGCCTGGGTATCTTGTAAAAGGGGATGAAAATGCTAACTAACCAGACCCCTGAGAGTGTGTCATCGCAGGGTAACGCCATATTATCGCTGCTACATTCAGCGCTGAAAGGAATGACGTTTGTTGATATTGTTCTGGTTAGGGAGGTTGAAGGCGATGTGTTGACCGTTCTCCCCCTGGTTAATGATGTAGACGTTTCAGGCCGGGCCATTGCCAATCAGGACGTTTACCAGATCCCATACCTCAGACTTCAGGCGGGAAACAGCGCGGTAAAAATGGAGCCAAGGCCAGGAGACATTGGTCTGGTTGTGATCTGCGACAAGGACACCACGAACGTTAGGGAAACCAGATCAGGGGGGCCCGCACCAACTCAGCGCCGCCACTCGTATTCCGATGCGATGTACATAACCGCAATAGCCAGCATGAATGGGGAACCTACTGAATTTGCTGAATTTACTGGAAGTGGCATAAATATAAAAAGCCCTGGCGTGGTTAACATCAATGGCTTGAAAGTCCACTCAGATGGCAAACTTGAGCTTGTCGATGGCTCTATCGTTGATGGGCATGACCATGGCGGGGTAATATCAGGGGGAAGCCGAACCGATCCCCTGGAGCCGTGATGAAAAAATTAATAGTCATTTCAGCATTTATCCTTTTTGCCTTATCTCCGCCAGCCATATCAAAGCAGATAACATCACATTTAAAAATGGTTGATGGCTATTTTAATGGAATTCTCACGGCAAATGATGACGAGCCGATATGGTTTGGTATCTTAGAGTTTGACTTTTTGGGCAGCCAGCACCTAACCTGCAGAATGGACTCAATGCATACCTCCGGAGATGCACCGGACAGGATGTCGTCAGTTAACTACCGTTGCCAAAACGGGTTTTCTGTCCAGCTATCAAAAAAAGAAAATGAAAGGTACGCTACTTTAAGCCTACAAAACATAAACTTCGACAGTGGCGATGAAAGGCAGTTAGGTAGTTACAAGGTTACCTCTTCAATCCCTTTAACGATGATTGAAAATAATAAATATAATGATGATTTGTTCAATAAGAGGAACGCCGAGAGGGAGCGATGGATAAAGGAAAATACTGTTGACGTTTTTTCAGCGTGCGACATTATTATGTCATCCCACCTTCTGGCTTATCAAATGGTAAATACTGGAACACAAAATAACAGCGCAGGCAGGAATGAAATAAGGGATGCGCTGTCAAAACTTTACCCAAAAAATGCGGATGAAATGGCTCAATCCTTTATAAGCTTTCACTCTGGAGACAAAGAGCCTTTCGGGATGCCGCTTACATTTGGAGTTAAGGGGCGCATGATTAAAATGTGCATGGATCAGCCTGGTGATTACATTCCTGAGTTTGGCTCGCTGGTCATGTCAGGTAAAATATTCAGATAAAAATCTCTTATTTATAAACCACAGTAATTAAACAATAGACCTCGCTTCGGCGGGGTTTTTTTATGGGCGAAATCCATGAAAACAATCTCTCTCAAACTCGATCCCGACACCTGGGATCTTGTCCTTGATGAGCTGGGTAATATCGCCACGGTTGAAAATCCCTACGCCTGCGCTCAGGACGTAGCGACGGCATGCCTGGCTATACGCGGCGAGTGCATTTACGAAAAAGACACCGGCGTTAATTACAAAGAGCTGCTGAACGTTAAGGCCAGCACCGGCGCCATGGCGGCCGCGCTTCAGGTTGAAGCGTTGCGGATGAGCTATATCGCGCGCGCTGAGCCGACGCTGATTAACAACCGCGATACGCGCCGCACTACCGGCGTTATTGCGATCGTGGATACCAACGGCCTGGATTCCAGCGTCACCCTGTGAGGAAAAAATGACGACAATCTCTACGGCGGTACCGGCCGTGACCTTTTCTACCACTGGCCTTGATGTTCCAGATGAGGGAGACATTCTTGCCGGGCGTATAGCAGATATTGGTTCTGCATTCGGGACGGCGATGAGCACGAACCTCAAGACGCCGCAGGGGCAACTGGCTGTCACTGATACTGCAATCATCGCCGACAAGAACGATCAGCTTCTGGCTATCGTCAACAACATGAACCCGGACTTTTCCTCCGGCAGATTTCAGGATGGCATCGGCAGGATTTACTTCCTCGATCGCATTGCTGCTGCGGGTACGGTTGTAACGGCCACATGCTCCGGCGTACCGGGGACGGTGATCCCGGCACAGTCCTATGCAACCGACGATAACGGTTATATGTACGTGTCACTGGCTGCAGGAACGATAGGCGCCGACGGGACGGTAAAGATCGAGTTCCAGAACCTGACTACCGGGCCGATAGCTTGTCCCATCGGTACCCTGACAAACATCTATGTCGCGGTAAGTGGCTGGTCGAGTATCACCAACGAGACCGCGGGTGTACCGGGCTCGAATGTTGAAGGGCGATCTGCATTTGAGTATCGCCGTCGCCAGTCAGTGGCACGTAACGCCTTTAACACAGCAGCGGCTGTGCGAGCTGCTGTCCTGGAAGTCGACGGGGTGCTTGATGTTTATGTGATCGACAACAAAGAGCCCACTTCCGTCGAGAAAGGCTCCACGAATTACACGCTGCTGGCCAGCTCGATTTATATCGGGGTTTATGGCGGGGCAGTGGCAGACATTGCAGCGGCCATCAATAAAAAACTTCCCCCTGGCACTGTTATGAACGGTGACACCACCGGGACCGTGCAGGATACCGAAAATTATGACGCCCCTTATCCGGAGTACACCTACAGGTGGAAAACGCTGGATGCGGTGAGCGTTCATATCAAGGTGGAATACGAGGCAAATGATGGCCTTCCATCAGATATCAACGCGCAGATCAGAACGGTCGTCCTGAATGCCTTCACCGGAGCAGATGGCGGTACCCGGGCGCGTGCCGGCGCGCGAATTTATGGCAGCCGCTATATCGGACCCATTCAGGCGCTTGATGCACAGAACATGAACGTTCTTTCGGTCCAGATCTCTCTGGACGGAACCACCTGGTCTAGTGCGCTGACTATGGGGATAGATCAGGAGCCGACTCTCGATGCGGCAAACATCATAACGGAGGCGGTAAGTGAATAATGTCGACTGGACGATCTACGCGCAGTACGTGAACTCAACCAGCCTGCGGTCACTGATTGACACCTTTAACGCTTCTGTAGCGCCAGAGGACTGGATAGACACGTTCTATGACCTCGTATTCAACATCGAGACCTGTGGTGATTACGGGCTGATGTGCTGGGGTAAAATCGTTGATGTAGAGCGTTTGCTGACTGTGACGCCATCCCAGCAGTTTCTGGGGTTTGGCGAAGCGACCAGCACCCCGGCAGAACTCACCGACCCTCAACCCTTTAACCAGGCGCCTTTCTATACCGGCGTGCAGGACACGAACACTGTGGTCCTGACCAATGATGCATACCGCAAGCTGATCATGTGCAAAGCGATGGCGAACATCAGCGACTGCACCGTGCCGGTCATGAATCGCATGCTGGTGTACATGTTCGGAGCCAGTGGGCGAGCTTACGTGCGTGATGATGGCAACCATGTCATGAGCTACGTATTCGAGTTCCAGCTTTCCGATTCGGAGCTGGCCATAGTGCAAAGCTCCGGAGCACTTCCTTCCCCGCCTGGGATAAAAGTAAACATCGTTCAGGAGGTCTGAATTGAACAATTCAGCCATGCCGTCACGTCTGACGGTTGTTTTTTCTGCGAGTGGTGACAAAAACACGATCCCGGTAAATTCCACCTCTGAAACGTTGGCCAATGGCCTTGCGGCGATGGACTCAGGATTTCCTCCGCTGACCCGCATCGCTCTATCTGCTGGCGGTAAGCCGCCAAAAGGGCAGGATTTTAATGGGATTTTTAATGATGCCTATACTCGCCTTCAATGGGAGCAAGCAGGAGGTTTCTATACATTCGACTCTGCATTTTCTGCAGCTATCGGTGGATACCCAAAAGGCGCGATTCTTATCAATTCAGCCAGGGATGGGTTCTGGCAAAGCACTATCGAAAATAACACGACAAATCCTGATGCTGGCGGGATTGGATGGATTAATTATTCATCCGGACGACTCCTGAACGTGCAGACATTTTTATCATCCGGCACCTATACGCCGACCCCTGGTACCAAGTCAGTTGTTGTTGAAATGGTTGGCGGTGGTGGAGGGAGCGACGCTGCCCCAGCCACTGGAGCGGGGCAGGTGTCAATAGTTTCAGGTGGTGGGGCCGGGTCATATGCTAAGGGTAGATTTTCAATAAATTTCACCAGCATTAGCATCGTTGTTGGCGCTGGCGGACAGGGAGGGACCGCAGCATCTCCGGTTGGCTCTGTTGGTGGCTCAAGCTCATTTGGATCGCTGATGGTTGCGCCTGGTGGAACAAGAGGGCCATCTGCCGGACCAGCAAATCCACCTTTTCTTCCTCAGGGTAATGTCGCATCAAGTGCCCCGTCCGGAGCCAATATCATAGGTTCTCCAGGAGCCCCATCTACACCTGCATACGCTAACGCGACCCAGTCATTTCTCGGCTCACCTGGGGCAAGTAGCGTTTTTGGAGGCGGGGGATGGGTGCCATCATTTGGAGACCCGGCTATTGATGGACAGGCATATGGTTCAGGCGCATCTGGTTCTTCACAAGGACCATCCTCTCCGGCAGTGAATGGCGCCCGGGGGAAAGAAGGCATCGTGATAATTTATGAATATTCATGAGAATAAAAAATGACAATCACCGAAACGCAAAAAACTGCTCAATTAGCAGCAGATGCCGCCGTTAGTGCCGCAGAAGCCAAACAATACATGCTGGAGGCTGAGAAAGGATATCAGGATACTAGTGCTGCCGCCCAGCAAGCCCAGGATGCAGCTGGATCAGCTCTTTTATCCAAGCAGAGCGCGGCTACATCAGAAACCAATGCCGCTCAATCTGCAGAAGAGGCTGAAGCAGCAAAAATAGAGGCTGCCGCCGCTGCAGCTAACGCCTCCGACTACGCTAAAAACAAGTTCACTTTTTACAAAACACCAACTGATCCGGACGGCACCATTGCAGGGCTGGCAGCAACTACTGATGGCCAGTCGTTCTGGGTAGCCCAAGGTCCAGATGCGCTTTCTGCTGCATGGCAGTATCAAAACAAAGCAGGCGTGGCCGTATTGCAGGCGAAGCAACCTGGCACAGCAGCTGTAACCGGGACAATCCGCGAGTTCCCCACGCTGGAGGATGCGCAGGCGGATGCAGACGCTGGAAATATTCTGGTTGGGGGTAAATGCTGGGTCACGGATTCGACAGGCGCAACCCTTGCGGTTGAATATGTCAACAATGCCGGAACGTTGACAGCAACCGGCCGTAAAATGCCATCTTATGACTCATTAAAGAGATCAAGTATGCCTG